ACCTCATGGGAGCACCAGACGAGTTTCATCCAGAAGCCCACGAAAGAGCCAAGGAGATCACCGGAGAGCGCCGCTACGGCGAGTGGGGGCAGTGCATCGCCACCGCCAAATCGACCGGCGAGCGCTGCCGTGGCTACGCCCAGGGCCCGCACGGGAAGTGCTCAACCCACGGCGGGTCTGAAGACTCCGGGGCCCCAGAAGGCAACTCGAACGCCGAGGGGAACGAGGGCGGTGACGGCGCCGAAGAGGGCAACACTCGAGCGGTCACCCACGGCGCGTACGCTGACGAGAACACGTTCTACCAGGACGTCCTCGGCGACGATCTCCGCGACCTCGTCGACGACATCTTCGAGGACTACACTGACCGCTACGCGGATCGCCACGGCGAAACGGTGCCGGTCGGCCTCGAGATGGAGTTGTTCCGTCTTTCGGTCTCGCACGTCAAGGACGTCGTCCTCGATCGGTGGGCGACCCAGAAGCCGGAGTCGCTCCAGTCTGGAAACCCGCTGGTCGACCGCGAAACGGAACGCGACTTCAACCCCGAGGACGGGTCGGTTGTCGTCGAGCAGTACAAGGAATCGGTCGTCCTCACCGCCCAGAAACGCCTCTCGAGTGACCGCCGACAGTGGCTCAAAGACCTCGGCCTCCTCGAGGATCCAGACTCCCAACTGGCCGACTCGCAGCAAGACGTCGCTGACGCACTCCGTGAGGTCCTCAAATGAGCACGACCAGCAACTCCGACGGTGACGTCGACGTCGACACGATCCGGGAGGTCATGGCGCAATATGCACCGTCGACGGGCCCGGATCGCTACGCTCGGTTCATCGAGGAGCTGCTCGATCTCCAGCGGACGTACGTCCAAGACCGCATCCTCGCAGCGCTCCACGAGCATGACCAAGTCGTTGTCTCGGCGGCGAACGGCGTCGGGAAGTCTTACATCGCAGCAGCGGGCGGTATCGCCGCGCTACACTGCAACCCGGACACGATCGTCAACGTCACTGCTGGGACATCGGGAACGCTGAAGACGAATATCTGGAAGCCCGCACGGTCGCTGTACCGCGACAGTCCGCTCCCGGCGATGTTCGGCGGCCGGACGATGGACGGCGACCGCGAGATCCGGACTGGCCTCGATGACGAGTGGTTCTTCGAGTGCGTTAGCCCGAGGTACCCGGACGATCTTCAGGGCCCGCACAACGACCACGTCATCTACATAATCGAAGAGGCCGACAAGCCGGGCGTCACGGGCGACCACATTGAGGCTGTCCGGTCGACTGGAACCGACGCCGACGACCGAATTCTCGTCATCTCGAACCCGCCGGACAACAGCGCCAACATCGTCCACCAGCTGATTGAGAACGATGAGTGGCACCACTTGCAGTTCCCAACGTGGGACTGTCACAACGTCCGCCTTGAGCGAGGTCTCGAGGAGGGTGAGGAGATCGGCGGACTGGCAACGACGTATAAGCTCAAGAAGGACTGGCGAGAGTATCACGACGAACCCTGGCCCGGTCTCGAGCAGGCGATCCGCTGGTCAGACCCGTGGCTCGGCGCTGACCCTGAGGACAGGAGCGCTGTCCTGCCCTCGGACCTCAGTGAACTTCCGAACGACGAGTTCCGCACGGATCTCCACTCGCTGTGGTACCGCCGGCGCTGCGGGATCGTCCCGACGGATACGGCTAGCACGCATCGTCCGTACGACGCAGATGCCGCGAAAGGCGCATACGACCCGACGATCAGCGCCGGACGCGGATATCCGATTGGCAGTGGGATCGACGTCGCCCGCTCGAGTGATCGTACCGTCCTCGTCACGCTGTGGTCGACCGGCCACTGGACGGTTCGGTACACCACTCGAGGGACCGACTATCCGACGCAGGAAAATGAGCTCATGGCCGACTCTCGCCTCGGCGGCGATCGTCACCACCCGGTCGCCATTGACGCCGTCGGCGAGGGATCCGGGCTGGCAGACTACCTGGACGACCGCCTCCCGGATCTCTACCGGTTTGGATCCGACAAGAAGCCGTTGACGGACGGTACTGGCGACGAGAACCCGTTCGGGCTGGTCAACTACAAGAGCCAGCGCGCCGAGGCGCTCGCTGCAGTTGGCCGAAAGCTTTCGGACGACCTCACCTACGGCGACGGCGACCTCCGAGAGGAGCTGGTGGCTGGCGCTCGAAGCATCGAGTTCAGCACTCAGACGCTCGACAACCGCGGGAAGAACGGCGCCGAGGTCGTGACGGTCAACTCGAAAGACGCAGTCAAAGAGCGTCTCGGCCGGTCGCCGGACTACCTGGACGCCGCCGCGCAGGCGGTCTGGGCCGCCGAGTGTACCGACCAGGACCTCAGTCCCGACGACATCGTCGTACTGTAACCATGCACGTCACCATCATGTGGACCGGAGAAGCCGCGGACGCACAGGGCCGAGAAACGAAGTGGACCGGGATCGACTGGGTCGAGGAGCATCCGGACGAGCTCCGGCTCCACACCGAGGAGGGCGATCACCCGGTCGTGGTCGATCGGGACTACGTCATCGCCTTCAACCGAACGGAGTGATCCTGAATGCGTGATGCCGCGTCCGGACGGGAGGTCCCAGAAGAGGCAGCCCTGGCGCCCTCGCAGGACGACGAGGCCTCCCCCCAGGCCCGCGACGAGCGCGCGACGGTCGTCGGTCGGAAGGAGCACACCGAGGAGCCGTCGTACGAGGACGTCACCGACTGGGTGAACTGCTACGAGTCGAACCCCCTGGTCCGCGTCCCGGTCCAGAACTTCGCGGGGGACGTCACCGAGCCCGGCGTCGCGGTCGCCGTCTACACCGACGACGAGTCGATGCCGACGGTCCCCCAGGACTACCGCGACGACACGTACGCCGGGATGGACCTCGACGACGCGCTCGAGGCCTGGCTCTCGGACTGCTACATCGACGGCTGGGACTTCGACGCCGACGTCGTCGACCTCCTGGACGCCGTCGTGAAGGACCGGCGCGGCCGCCGGGGCACCGCCATCGTCGAGCACGCCTACGACGACCCGAAGAAGCGCGAGCGCGTCCTGGGCCTCCGCCCCATCAAGGTGGAGACGGTCACGGCGTACACGCGCTCCGGGAAGGGCATCGTCCTCCGACCCGACGACGAGGTCAACGAGTTCGAGAGCGTCGCCGTCCAGGACCTCGACGACTCCCGGGACGAGGCGCCGGAGACGCCGGCCGGGAAGACCGCGGCCATCGCTCAGTACGACGACATCTTCGGGACGAGCGAGCGGGACGAGATCCCGTTCGCCCTCGACGACATCACGGTCAGCGCCTACGACCCCGACACGGGCAGCCTGTTCGGCCAGCCCGACACGGCGACGGTCGTCGACCGCGCCGAGGCCGTGCGCAAGAAGCTCGAGCGCGTCGACCAGGCCGTCCTGAACGCGGCCTTCTCGAACATCATCGCCGCCGTCGACACCGACGAGGAGAAGATCGTCAAGAAGGTCCGCGACAACCTCGACCCGAACGACCCGGAGATCGTCTCCGCGACGAACGCGCCGGTCGAGCTGACCGAGGTGAACGGCCAGGTCCCCGACGCCGTCGACACGATCCAGCAGGAGATCGAGTTCGTCCTGGCCGCGATGCCGACGCCGCTGTACCGCGTCGGGTTCGCCGGCGACATCAACCGCGACATCACGAGCGAGCAGCAGGAAGACTACGGCGACGCGCTGCGCCGCGAGCGCGGCCGCCTCGAGGCCGACTTCAAGAAGGTCCTCCGGCTGAAGGCGACGGAGTTCCTCGAGGGCAACGCCCACGCCGAGGGCGGCATCGACGTCGACGTCGGGATGGAGATCCGGCCGGACGACGCGACCAGCCCGCTCCAGGACGACGAGTTCGACGCCGGCGAGTTCAGCACGCTGATGGACGGCCTCGCGACGGCCGCGGGCCCGAAGGGCGGCGCCGACACGATCGTCCCGAAGCGCGTCATCCTCGAGACGTTCCTCGACATGGACCCGGACGAGATCCTCGACGAGGAGGGCACCGCCGACCTGGCCGCGCTCGACGAGTCCGACCCCCGCGTTCGCGACGCCTTCGAGCGCGCGATGGGCGCCGGCGGGATGCCCGCCGAGCTCGCGAACCAGTACGAGCCGGGCAAGGACATCGTCGACACGCCCGAGGGGAAGGGCCTGGTCGTCGAGGTCCTCACCGAGACGAAGACGATCGACGAGGACGCCGAGGGGGTCCCCGACGAGATCGAGGCGAGCGCCGACTCCCCGACGTACGTGGTCACGCTCGCGGAGACGTCGGGCCCGCCCATCGGCTTCTTCAAGGCCAGCGACCTCGAGGCCACGGAGGTCAACGCCGACGTCGAGCCGGTGGACAGCCTCGACGAGGAGGAGGCGGCCGCCATCGCGAACGGCGAGTGCCCGACCGGCGAGGACGCCGAGCTCGCGGGCGGGAGCTGGTCGCCGCCCGAGTCCTGGCGGAAGGCCGACGTCCCGGCGCGCCTCATCGCTCTCGACGCCTTCCAGTCGATGGGCGGGGACTTCGACGGCTGCGAGCGCGAGATGCGGGGCTCGGTCCGGACGCCCCAGCAGTTCTGCGGGGCGTTCATGGACTACGTGTTCGGGGGCTACGACTACTGGCGGGGCGACTCGTTCCTCCCGGGTGACTGACCATGTCGGACCCAGCTGACGACCTCCGAGACGAGTTCGTTCGCGACATCCGGCGCCGGTTCCGACGGATCCGCGGCGAGATCCGCGAGTGGGCCGGCTACGAGTACGACGTCTTCGGGCTCACCGATGATGGCCCTCGGCTGCCGGAGGACCTGCCTGACGACGCGCCCGACGTCTACCGGTTCACCACGGACCGGCGGAAGACGTCGGCGTTCCTGGACTGGCTGCGCCGGCGGCTCGACGACGAGCTGCTCGAGCCGCTGCGGACCAACCAGGTCGAGAACGGCGAGCACTGGACGGCCGAGTACATCCGCGCCGCCTACGACCGGGCCTGGCGCGATGCTCGCAGCCGGCTCCGAACGCAGGGCGTGAGCGTGGGTTCGCTCCCGGGCGACGACGACACCGAGCTGATCGACGCGCTGTTCGACATGCCGGCGCCGCGGGAGGGCCTCCGGACGCTGTTCACGCGGACCTACCGAAACCTCCAGGACATCGGCGCCGACACCGCCGAGCCGGTCCGGGAGACGCTGCTGACCGGGTTCGAGGAGGGCTGGAACCCGCGGAAGATGGCCACGGAGCTCACGAAGGAGGTCCGCACCATCCAGCACACGCAGGCGGAGGTCCTGGCGCGGACGGAGACGATGAACGCCTACACGGAGGCCAGCCTCGACCGCTACGAGCGGGCGGGCGTCGACGCCGTCCAGCACGGCGAGTGGTCGACCGCGCTCGACACGCGGGTCTGCCCGATCTGCAAGCAGCTCGACGGCCGGGAGATCCCGATCGGCGAGATGCGGACCGGGACGTTCGTCTTCGAGCCCGGCCCCGACGATCCGGACCACCTGGCGGGAGAGTACCCGCTGCGCCCGCCAGCCCACCCACAGGGGCGCTGTACGGTGCTCCCGGTGCTGTAGGGGACTCCTGACTTCAGAACCATGTCCACGCAAACCCAATCCACGTTCACGAGTCGTACCGCCGGCCTCGCCGAGACGGAGGCCGATGACACCCACGTCATCAACGGCGTCGCCATCGGCGCCGGAGACGTCACCCACGGCCTCACCCGGAAGTCGAAGGTGTGGCAGCCGGACGAGCTCCGCGCTGCCGCGTCGACGCTCGAGGGCGCCGAGATCAAAGCCCTCCACTCCGACGCCGTCGTCGGCGAGGTCACGAAAGCCGGCTTCGAGCCCGGGGTCGGCGTCCTCTACGAGGCCGAACTCGAGGACGAGAAGCTGGCCGCGGGCGTCGCGAGCGGCCGCCTCTCGGTCAGCATCGAGGCCACGCACTTCGACGGCGGCACGGTCGACACGCCGGAGGGCAAGGCGATGGCCGCGACGAACATCACGTTCGACGGCCTCGCCATCGTCCAGAAGGATGCGGCGCCGTCGGCGAGCGCGAAGCCCGGGCAGGCGGCCGCGCTCGCCGTGATGCCCGACGAGGTCCACGCGGCCCTCGCCGGCGAGGAGGACGTCGACCTGAAGTCGGCCGCGGCGGCCGACATCGACGACGACGTCGACGAGCCCGCGGACGAGGATCCGGGCGCCGATGGCGCTGGCCGCGATGACCCCGCTGGAGCGAGCTCTTCCAGCCGTGACAACGACCCTGCCAGCGACGACCCGGACACCGAGACCGCGGCCGCTGCGGGATCGAACCAGACGACCGACACTACTACAACGACATCCATGAGCGATGACGACGACCCCGAGGACGTCCAGGAGCTGAAGGCACGTCTCTCGGACAAGACCGAACGGATCGACACCCTCGAAGAGCAGGTCGACGAACTCGAGGAGGAGAACGAACGACTGAGCGAGCGGGCGGAGGCCGTCGACGAGGCCGAGGAGGCCCACGCCGAGGCCCTCGCCGAGCACGTTCCCCGCGGCGCGGAGGAGCTGCAGGACGACCTCTCGCTCGACCAGATGCGCGAGTGGCTCGCCGACATCGACGAGGCCAACCTGGCCGAAGACGTCGAGCCCTCCGTGCGCTCGGGGAACGACCCCAGCGGGACGGAGACGGCGAACCTCTCCGAGGCCAAGCGCGAGCGGAAGTCCGAACTCGAGGCGAAGCTTTCGGAGCTCGAGGAGAAGGAGGGCCCGCTCGCGGAGAAGGAGCAGGAGCGCCTCGAAGCCGAACTCGCGGAGATCACCGGAGGTGACGACTGATGAGTCTCAACCCGGGCCAGTCCCACAAGGGCGACGCCCAGCACACCGAGACTCGGACCGCCGCCGAGGCGCTCGACGGCGGCGACGCCGTCGCGCTCGACGCGAACGGCGAACTCGTCACCGCTGACGACACCAACGACACGACCGTCTACGGCGTCGCCGGCTACAACGGCGGAGACGGCTACGAGGCCGGGGACAACGTCCTCGTGACCTACAGCGGGCCCGTCGTCGCGAACGTCGCGGCCGGCGTCGGCCCGGGCGTCGAGCTCGGCGCCTCGGCCACCGAGGGCCAGCTCGCCGCGGGCACCAGCGCGAAGGGCATCCTGACGATGTACGCCGAGGGCGCGGCCCCCGGCGGCATCCCCGACGTCCCGGACGGCTACGCCCACGTCGATTTGTAGAACGAGCAGCCAACCAACACCACACAACTCTGATACGACATGCCGCTTCCTGACATCACTCAGATCGTCGACCCCACGACCGTTCGTGAGGTCGCTGCCGAACGAGTCGAAGCACAGACCGTCGTCCGCGAGTTCTTCCAGGACCCGCCTGGAGGGATCCCCGAGAACGCCGGCGAAACCTACCAGATCCCGGTGCCCGCCGAGGAGCTCGGCGAGCCCGAAGAGGTCGAGCCCGGCGCGGACACGACCTACGACCGCGAGGAGTACGGTCGTCCGGAGATCGCCCGGCAGATCTTCAAGAAGGGCTCGAAGATCCCGGAGGAGGACATCAACGACAACATCTTCGACCTCGTCCAGGACCACCTGGACGGCCACGCGAAGAACATGGCGAAGAAGCTGGACCGGGCGGCGTTCGCGGTCCTCGACGCGGCCGCGCCCACTGGCAACGCCGTCGGCGACGACGACGGCACCCTCAGCTTCACCGACATCAACGCCGGCGCGACCGAGCTCGCCCAGCGCGGTGAGGACGGCTTCACCGCCGGCATGGCGCTCGTCGGTCCGTCCGGCAAGGAGTCGCTCATCAACTACCTCGCCGAACGGGGCACCGACCTCGGGGACGGGGTGGTCCAGAACGGCGAGCTCGGCGAGTTCGCCGGTATCCGCTTCATGTTCTCGAACAACGTCTCCGTCGGCGCCAACGAGGCGATCCTCGTCGACACCGACGAGTTCGGGTACGAGGGCGAGTGGCAGGGCGTCGACACCGACCAGGCCACCGACTTCGACGCCGACGCCATCAAGATGAAGATCAAGGCCGCGTACGGCTGGACCGACAAGCACTCCGAGGCCGCCGTCCGGGTCCAGGGCTGATCGTCCATGACTCACGAGCTTCAGCTCACGACCGACCAGGAGGACGTCACGCTGGCCCTCGGCCAGCATCCTGACGGCGTCCTCGAGTTCGAGGGCGGGACCGCCGCCGTCGACGACGAGTCGGTCGCAAGAGTCATCGACGACACCTACCCGAACATCGAGTACGTCGACGGCGACGCCGGCGCCGGCGCCGACGCGACCTCCGGGGACGACCAGGAGGACGACGACGTCGTCGCCGAGCCGCCGTTCGACCCGACCGAGAAGACGGTCGGCGAACTCGAGGAGCTCCTCGACGAGGGCGACTACTCGGCCGCCGAGCTCGACGCGATCGCCGCGGCGGAGGAGGCCGGCGAGGACCGGTCGACCGCACAGGACGCAATCGACGCGGCCCGCGAGTAGTGACCCATGAGCTACGAGGACGAATCGGACCTCAAGTACATCAACGAGCTCGCCGAGATCCCGCTCACGGGCCCGGACCTCTGGGAGGGCGACACCGAGTCGAAGCTGGACGCGGCCGAGATGGCCGAGAGCAAGCTCGAGGCGGACGTCAACGACGGCGACGTCATCGGCGATCCGTCGCCGCTCCACGCGCGAGCGGCCAACGCCTACGCCAGCTACATCCTCTTCATCGGTCCCGAGCACCCGGAAGACGCGCTGTCGGGCGAGATGTACGGCGGCGCTGGCTCGGACACCATGGAGTTCGCTCGCGAAGTCCATGAGGTCTACCGGTCACTTCGGTCGAGTATCGAGACGTCCGAGGAGGACGAGAGTAGCGACAGTAGCGACCTGATCTTCTCGGCATGACCTCGTTCGACGGCTTCGACGAGCTCGCCGAACAGCTCCGGGTGTTCCAACAGCAGCTGGAGAACGGCGAGCGCCTCGTCGACGACGCTCTCGATTCGGCGGTCGAGACAACGGCGGCGGGGGTCGAGCGTCGAACGAAGCAGAACCTCACCAAGCACGGCGCGGTCGACACCGGGAACCTGCGGAACTCGTACCGGTACGCTCGCGTCGACACCGCCCACTACATGGTCGGTACGTCGGTCGAGTACGGGCCCCACGTCGAGTTCGGCACCGATGCCCACGTCATCGAGGCCGACGACGGCGGGTTCCTGTACTTCGAGGGTGAGGATGGTCAGCTGATCCGGAAGCGGTCGGTGAACCACCCGGGGACGCCGGCCCAGCCGCACCTGCGGCCCGCGCTCCGGAACTCCGACCTCGCCCAGGAGATCCAGGAGGAGATCGAGGAGCTGTTCGAGAAGGTGTTCCAATGACGCCAGAAGACGTCCTCCAGGCCATCGTCCGCGCCCTCGAGGCCTCGGACGAGTTCACGGGTGGTGACTACATCACTCACGAGTTCGACCCCGAGGGGACGGACAACCGGCTCCAGCAGCCGATCGTCTCGTTCAACATCCCGAGCAACCCCCGGACGACCGAGTGGGACTCGGACCTCGCCGGCTACCTGACCGACGACACGGGGCAGCAGCAGGGCCGCATCTTCCGGCCGACCTGGGAGATGCAGATCGACGTCGCGATCACGCTGGCGGCCGGCAACGACGCGCTCGATGCGTCGGTGCTCGGCGGCGAGTTCCAGCAGGCGCTGCTGCCGCACGACTCGGCGCTGTTCTCGAATCCGTTCCCCGACGGCGACGGCGGTGTCGTCGAGGAGATCGAGGACTTCACGGTCGGGAACGGCCAGCGGATGGACGACCTGGCCGGCCCGGGGCTCCGGCGCTGGCAGCAGGAGCTCGCGGTGACGTGGTACCACGAGATCACCACGGATGACCCGGCGCTGACTGAGGTCACCGTCGCGGCGCCGTCGGAGATGTCCGAGGACGACGACGGTCGGATCGTCTGGGAGTACTGAATCGCTCGCGAACCAACATTCCACACAACCAACATGGTAGTTACAATCGGTCAGTCCCCCGGAACCGAGGTCACGCTCGAGGCTGGCGCTATCGGAGGCATCTCGATCGGTGCCGAAGAGAAGCTCGTCATCTTCGCGCGCGGCGACCCGGCGAACGGGGACGCACAGACGAACAGCCCGGTGAAGATCGGGGCGAAGGGAGAGGCCGAGACGCAGTTCGGCGAGGGCAGTCACCTCACCCAGCTGCTGAAGCAGGCCATCGACAACGGCGCCAACACAGCGTATCTGTGGGGCGTCATGCCGTCGACGCAGTCGGTGACCGGCGAGGCCGTCGACGCGGCGACGCAGTCCTTCACCCTGAACAACGCACCCATCATCGAAGACGTCGACGAGATCACCGTCACCGACCCGGCGGGGCCGACGGAGTACGACGTCGAGTTCCGGTACAACTCGCCACCCGACACGCCCCAGAGCGCGGAGACGGCCTTCGTCCGCCCGCAGTCCGGGGAGATCGAGACGGACGCGGCAGCCGACTTCGAGGTCGACTACAAGTACCTCGACTGGCAGGCGGCGTTCGACGCCGCCGACCCCATCGTGAACGAGGGCGAGTCCGGCGTGTACTTCGCCGGGACGGACGCCGAGTCCGTCGCGTCGACGCTCTTCTCGAAGGCGGAGAACCTCCGCGACCCCGCCTACAAGATGGTGAAGGCCGGCGCCGGCGCGCCGCCGAACGCCAACACCGAGGAGACGACGCCGGACCCGGACTACAACACGACGGAGTACGCGGACAACCTCGACTCCCTGCCCGGGTTCGCGTTCGCGCCGGCCCGCCAGGACAACACGACGGACACGCTGCTCGGCGCGGTCGCCGGGGTCGCTGCGGGGAACGACCTCCAGAACCCGATCCGTGGCGAGCAGCTCTCCGGCGTCGACGTCGAGTCCGGGTCGGACGACGCGGCCCTCTTCGACTGGGGCGAGCGGAACGACCTGCGGAACGCCCAGGTCATCCCCATCAAGCAGGAGGGCTCGATCAACCTCGACGGCTCGGTGTCGACGAACACCAGCGAGAACTGGGAGACGGACTTCCAGACGGTCCGCGTGGTCGACCGCGCCATCCTGGTGGTGTACGCGGTCGCCCAGCAGATCATGAACACGCTGGACACGCCCGGTCGCGACGAGATCGCGGCCGAGGAGGCGCAGGCCCAGCTCGAGGGGATGGCCGACGAAGGCCTCGTCCTCCCGAACCAGCCGAACGAAGTGAACCTGTTCGTGCGGCCCGTCGACGACACGCCCCAGGGCACGATCGCCCTCGAGATGGGCGTGACGCCGGTACAGGCCGTCGACACGTTCAAGACCACCATCACGATCGGGTGATAACTCATGGAAAACGACCGCAATCAGACTGGTGACGACGTCGAACTCGTCATCGACGGCGAAGTGGTTCCAGTCACGGACAAGGGCTGGACCGACACCCGGGACTGGGCCGAGTCGAACTTCGACGACTCGAAGGCCCCCGACCGCGGGCTCGCAGCCCGCTCGACGGAGGGGGACCTCGAGTACGACGGCACCAAGCAGGAACTGGAGCGGAAGCTCCACGAGGCGCCGCAGAACAAGCACCGCCTCATCTTCCGGAACAAGAAGCACGGTGGCGGCTACCGGATCATGAACGTCACCATCGACGACATCGAGCACTCGCACCCGGGCGACGGGAAGTCGAACGTCTCGATCAGCTGGTCGGGCGGCGAGCCCATCCCCTTCTGAGGACGTCGTCGACGAAGCGCGATCGGCGAACCGCTGAGCAACTACTTCTCGCGGCTACAACATCATGACACGAAACAGCGACGTTGAAGTTCTGAACAAGGTACTGGAGGAACCGGAGCAGAAACCGTACATCATCGAGACGAAGCACGGCACGATCGAGTACGAGATTCGACGTGCCAGTCGGACGCGGCGGCATGCGTTCATCGACTCGCTCCCGGACGAGCTCGTCGAGTACATGAACGAGCAGGCGAGCGAGCAGCGCGACCAGCTCGACATCGACGACATCTCCTCGCTCGACGACCTGAGCAAGGCCGAGCCCGACGACGCGCCCTCGGACACGATGCTGACCGAGGAGTCCGTCCAGGAGATGGAGGAGTTCATCGTCGAGCACCTGGAGCACTCCCAGATCTCGAACTCGGAGACGCGGGACCTGATGGAGCTGTGGCCGGACGAGCAGTTCTTCGCGACGTCGTTCCTGATCCTCGCCGTCTCCTCGGAGAGTGACTCGGTGAAGGACTTTCGCGTCGAGTGACGAGGGCCAGGAGCTCCTGAAGGACATCGAGCAGTTCGGCCTCCCGAACGTCGACTCCGCGGCCGACCTCACTGTTCCTCAAGCCGTTTTCCTGCGGGTAGCTCGCGCCGAGCGGAGTCGACGGAAGAAAAAGGAGATGAAAGGATAACATGTTCGAGGCACTCAACGCCAGCCTCCTCGCCACCGAGACGATCAGCCGCGCGATGAACAGCGCGGCGAACGCCACCGAGGCGGCGGGCGATGAAGCGGTCCAGTCAGGAGTAGAGTTCGGGTCCCTCGGGTCGGCGCTCGACCAGGTCGACGACGAGGCCATCCAGATGGGAGTCGGGATGCGGACGGCGAAGGGCGCCGTCGACGAGATGGGCGACGAGGCGCTCCAGGCCGCCCTCGAGACGATGGCGCTCGACTCCGCGATGGACGACGCCGCGACGTCGTCGCTCGGCCTCGCCGCGTCGATGGGGCCACTCCGCGGCAGCATCGGCACGATGGGGCCG